TTTAGGATAATGTGTTCCGCTTACTGTGATTTCTTTAGCAAAATAAGTTCTATCTGCTAAAGCTCCAGTACCTGTCATCTTAAAGTAAAAAGGTTTTACTCCAGAACCTTCGTCAGTAACAATAAGCTCACCATATATTGTGTCTCCTTCGTAAGTAGCAAAGTGTGCTTTTCCTTGCGAAGTTCTGGCAGAAGCACTACGACCTGTAAAAGCTGTATAGTTATCTCCACCTCCTGCAACACTAGCTTTATTTAGCTGTAACCAACTATCTCCGTCAAGACTAAAATAAATATTAGTTCCTGCGCAAGCAACTACACCATCTGCGTATACATCAAGCCCTAATATTTCGTTACTACTATTAGGCCTTGTTCCATCTCCTAATTGCGAATAGCCGTTTATTCTTCTATATCCACCTTTAATACCTACTTCAAAATTTGATAATTTTGTAGCTGTTCCTGGAGTTTGTAAAAGAGCTATTGCATTTGTTGACTTATTCAATCCTCCTTGAAGTGGAACTGAAAAAGGTTGAGAAGCTGCCATTAGAAATAAGTCCTGTCATCTGTCATACTCTTTGGTTGAGGATTAATTAAATTAGACTTCATATGTCTCATGCCTTTTTTATAATCATCTGCTGCAAAAGCGGCTTGTTGTGTATTATCTTTAAACTGATGGACATAATATCTAGTTTTGGCTTGAATAACTGGAACATATTGATCAGGTAAGACAATAGCATCTCCGTGAGCAGATAACGCAGTAGGAATAGTATATGCGTAAAAATGCACATTATAAACTTTATCTGGTATAGGACTAAGACCAAACTTACGATGGTCTGGACTACGAATTACAAAACGAGGTTCGCCATAAACTTGTGTATCTGCATCGTCTGCATTCTCTGAATCCCTTAAATATCTACGCCAATCCGTAAGAGATATGAACTTTAGACCTCTGGATACATAAGGTGCAGATTCTCCTGATACACTAATCGTAGTAATATAGAAATCATCCCAATCTATAGAAGCATAGTCAGTAGTAATACTACTACTACCGCTTTTCAAAACATACCATCGAGTTCCTGCTACAGTTGCTACAGTTACGTTTCCGTAAAACGGATCAGTACCTCCACTAGCTGCAGCAGCAAAAAAAGGCAACTGAGGCTCTTCGTTTGCTATATCTCTTAACGATCTATTTATAGATTCTTGTACAAATGCTTGTATTCCTACAGCATCTGAAAAGTTTGATGAAGTTAATTGTACTTCGTTGAGTTCTCGTAAAACCTCATTAGTAAGTGTTAAATATGTTGTTGCCATTATTTATCATCTGTCTTAACATCTTGTCTTTCATCTGAATGACGATTTTGTCGATCTTCAGAATTTTCATAATAGCCTTCCATTTCTGTAATATCTTTATATTTAACGGGTTTGTTATACTCTAATTCAGGCATTTCTACTATCCTCCTCGTTTATTACCGAATATTCGATTATAATTTTTATTATAATTTTGTTTTGCTTTTCCAGAATAAGCTTTACCTAATAATCCTAAGACTCTGGTACTCTTTTTCCCAGAGCCGTTCATGATTATCGGGTTTTTATCAGTTCCTATCTGTGCCATAATAATTAATCAGGTAATACGCCAAGATGTAAAAACTCGATTAAGTAAGTGACTGTTGTAGCTGCCGTAGCAAGGTTATTTGCTAAAGGTTTCAGCCTTATATAAAGTGTACGGGCTGATGCGCTATATAAAGTAGCTGCAATCGCAATTGCTTCAGAAGTTGCTGGACCTCCAACAACACCTGCTGTAGTAGCTGTGCTTACAAACTGGTTAGCTGCGTGTCCGTGTGAGTCTTGAATAATATACAAAGGCGCGTTTGCTGACCAAGTTACTGCTGATCCACCATCATCAAGAATAGCTTCTTCATCAATAATTTGACCACCACCTGCTGCAGTTCCTAAATCGAAATCAACATCATCGCCTGAAGCTCCTGCTGTAACAATGTTACCTGCTGGAATAGCAATAAGATTACGAATAATCGTATCTGCTGGTTGAGTAAATGAAACATCGTAAGTAGCGTCAGCAGTTACTGCAATAGTTCCTGTTGTTGCTGAAGTCCATGAAGTAACTACATTATCAGCAAGTCCACGAACATCTCCTGTTCTTGCTGAGTTCCTCCCTGTATCTCTTATATTAATAACTGGGCTTGCCATTTTTTATTTCTCCTCTATTTAATTGAAAATAGTTATGTTGTTTGTTTTTAAATAAAATTTATACTCTAAAAGTAAAAGAAAGGGGAGGTTTTTACACCTCCCGAATCTATTAGTCGATACCGTAGAATGCAGATACCAGTGCGTCAGCTCGAAGTACTTTAGCTCCATAAACATGAAGACCTCGTACAATATCGCCAAACGAATCTGGATCACGCAATACTTCAGTACTTGTAATCGTCTGGGCTGTTGCCGTAGAACTCATATGACCACCAATACATTTACCAGCAGCATTAGATGTGCTTGCAATGTTATTTGATTTATACATACTAAATCCACGCAACTTACCAGAAGTTACTAGACCATTCCTAATTGAACCTTGACCTGCGTTGTAATCAACAGATAAAAGTTTTGATGCCGTAGAAGACAGAACCTCATAGAAATCAGGTGATGCTACAAACCATCGACCTTCTTCTGGGATATTGGAATCGTCAAGTAGACGAGCCATATGCCCAAGTACATCTATAGGATCATGTTCTGACGAATCAAAACCGATATCAAGATTACCTGTACCATCAAACGTACCAGCTGCTAGATCAGTAGCACTGTCCGAACCAAGAATATGATTCGGGCTAGAAGCGGATACACCTGAGAACATAGTAGCAAGAACGCCCTCGTCAAAAGCATCTTTAAGAGCATAGGCTGCTGAAGATGAAGCAACTTCACGCCAGTTTACATGAGACATATTACTTTCAATGTCATCAACTTTAAACTTAAATGCGTTAGCTGTATCAACAACAAGCGTTAGCTCTGCGTCAGTTAGCTTTGTTTGAGTTACGTCTGCACCACGTTCGTATTGGTACACAGTAATTGAAGGTTCTTTAATTATCTTTACGGAGTCTCCGAAAGCAGACAATTCACCAGCATAGTCGGTGTTTGTAATAGCTTCTATAACCGAAGCCTTTCTAAAGAAGTTAAGAACCTTTTTAGAGTAGACTGCGGGTAGGAAAAAACTATTAGCTTGAGTGCTAACGGAGTTCGCAAAGTTGGCATCAGTATCTGTGCTAGGCTCAAAATACTGGTCAGATTGATTATATGCCATGATTGTTTACTCCTTTAGTAATTATCAAATTAAAGTTATTGTTTTACTACTCTGCCTTCTGTAATAGCTTGACCAATTTCATCTTCAAATTTATCAAACTCATGTATAGACATAGCAGCAATTTCCCTTTCGGTCCATATTTTCTCCTGCTTTGGTTCAACCGCAGTTGTTTTGGTTGAAACCATATCGGCAGCAGATTTTCTAGACCTTTTAGAAGACGGCTTTTTAGCCTTAGAAGAAGTGGTAATGCCTAAATCCTTTTTAAACAGATCCAAAGCTCGACTAGCAAGATGGCCATCAGTACTGTTATTATATATCCAGTCTTGAATAGATTTTGGTTGTGCTTTCGCCCAACTATGAAACTCATCACTATTTCTAATTTCTTCAAAATCGGGATGATTACTCATTAATCTTTCATGTGCCTGTTTAGTAACTAATTCTGTCTCACGTTCCTGTAAGGTTGCAAGTTTTTCTTCTAAGGTTTTAGTCTTTTCAGAACTTTGCATATGTGCTACAGTTTCAACTACTTCATACACATCTGGATATTGTTCTCTAAATTTTTCTAAGTCCTCTGGAGACTTTGGAGCTACATAGTTTGGTCTGTTTTTAGCAGCTTCATCTAGTAGTTCTTGTTCTCTAGCTTTAAACTCATTAAGTTTAGAGTCATAATGTGACTTTAAATCATCATATCTTTTTTTATAGTCAGGTTTTTTGTAAGGCGTTGCTTTAGTAACTTTAGCTTTCTTTTCGTTAGCTTCAGCTTCTTCAGCTTCTTCTTCATTATCAAAAAACAAACTATTAGAAGATACAAATACTTTTTTATCTTTCTTGTGCCAATCTTTTTTTTGATTATAAGGATTAGCTTTAGGTTCTTCTTGTTGACTTGTATTAGCCATTTTCTTTC